TCTGTGTTTGGGATTATTCCGATACAAGCAATCTTTCCATTATTGATTATAACAACTATCCATTTGCGAACGTAGATGGCCCAGAGCCAATCACTGGATACGGGGATAAAGCAATATATGCGGAAACTGCGGATGGCCAGTTTGGTATTGCTACTGTAAGTGGCGGTACAATCTCAACAAGCAATACTGGAAGTTTAGGAAAAACATCAAACTCAAACGGAATGGGTATTCGTTTAAGCAGTGACGGTTATTGTTATTTTGCGTGTGCTAACTTCTCTCAGTCAGGTGGCTTTGTGTTGCCACACGCACAACTTGCCGACAACGGAACAACATCTAACTTTAGTTCTTCAAGCCTTACCAGTCTTAGTGGTGGTTCGTTTGCCCCTGGCAATGTGGTAACGGACAATACAGAAAATTATTTATACTTTGCAAGCTGGGAGGCTTCTACTACAGGGTCATCTCAGTTTCTTGTGTTAGACGTTACAAACAGAACTTCTCCAACAGAAGTTTCTACGATTACTTTAACTGGTTACAATGTCTATGGCTTTGTAAATACTCTGTGTCACTACAACCCATAAAGGAGTTTACAATTATGGTTTATGTAAAAGTAGAAAATAGCCAAGTTGCTGAATATCCTTATTCGGTGCGCAGCTTGCGTAATGATAACCCCAACACATCCTTCCCTAAAAGCATGTCAGATGACATGTTGGCAAGTTGGGGTGTTTATCCTGTAACTGTGTCTGATATGCCTTCCTACACAGCAAGAACGCAGAATGTTACGCAGGACGATAATCCTACGCTCGTAAATAGCGTTTGGACTTTAGGCTGGGCAGTAAGCGACAAGACAGCGGATGAGATTACCTCGTATGATGCGTCAATGGCAAAAGGCAATCGCACGTTAAGAGATGACAAGCTGAAAGAAACAGACTTCTACGCCTTATCTGACGTCACAATGTCTGCTGAAATGGCAACATACCGCCAAGCCTTGCGTGACATCACAACACACGCCAATTGGCCTAACCTAAACGACGACGATTGGCCCACTAAACCATAAGGATTGAGCTATGCCTCTAGTCCCACTAAATATTCCCAAGGGGCAGTACGCAAACGGCACAGAGTATCAGTCTCAGGGCCGCTGGCGTGACGTAAACCTAGTGCGCTGGCATGAGGATGCTTTGCGTCCTGTTGGCGGTTGGAGGCCACGCGCACAGTCTGACAATACTTCAGTAGATGCAGGTGGTGTTGTTCGCGGCGTTCACACTTGGGTGGCTAATGACGGTTCACGCTATGCGGCGTTTGGATCGCATGACACGCTAACGGCAATGCTTGAAAGCTCCGTAACAGATGACCTAACGCCAGCGGGATTAACCACTGGTCGCGTTGATGCGTCACTTAACACGGGCTGGGGCGCTGGTGGTTGGGGGTTATTTGATTGGGGTACACAGCGTCCAGACTTAGGCTCTATTTTGCGCGCGACTACATGGTCTTTGGATAACTGGGGCGAATACCTCATTGCATGTTCGTCAGACGATGGCACAATCTACGAGTGGAATTTATCAGCGGCAACGGCAACGGCGGTAAGTAATGCGCCAACAGGATGTCAGGCTGCTTTTGTGACAGAGGAGCGTTTTCTAGTTGCGCTGGGCGGCTCCAACAGTCGCCTTGTTTCTTGGTCAGATCAAGAGGACAACACAACTTGGACAGCAGCAGCGACAAACCAAGCGGGTAATCTTGAGCTGCAAACCAACGGAACGATCCTAGCAGGTGTACGCACACGCGGTCAGTCGCTGATCCTTACAGATCAAGATGCCCATACAATGACATACCAAGGCCCGCCGTTTGTGTACGGTTTTGAGCGTGTAGGCACGGCGTGTGGCATGATTGCAGCGGGCGCATATGCGTCTGTAGATGCTGGTGTAATCTGGATGGGTCGTCGCAGCTTCTTTATCTATTCTGGTGGTGCGGTGCGTGAAATCCCATGCGAGGTCGCTGACTTGGTATTCAGCAACATCAACTATGACCAAGCATCTAAAGTTCAGGCAATGGTCAACAGCCAGTGGAATGAAGTCTGGTGGGTGTATCAGTCACAAGATGCGTCAGAATGCGATAAGTATGTTGCATATGATTACGTTGAAAACATCTGGACAACTGGCGAGATTGATCGCACGGCGGGTGTAGATCGTGGCGTATTCCGTTTACCGTTTATGGTGAAGTCTGATGGCATAGTTTACGAGCATGAAGTTGGCTTCAACTACGACAGCGGCACACCTTACGCGGAGACAGGCCCGATTGCGATTGGCACTGGTGAGCGTTTGATGAAAGTCACCAACGTCATACCTGATGAAAAAACGCAGGGCGATGTGGACTTAAAGTTCAAGGTGCGCAACTACCCGAATGCAACGGAAACCGAAAAGGGGCCATTCAACACCGCAAACCCAACATCTGTGCGCTTCCAAGGTCGTCAAATCAGAATGCGCGTTGAAGGTGCAGAGGCAGCAGATTGGCGCGTGGGTGTCATGCGACTAGATGCGCGGCAGGGTAGTAAGCGATGAGTTTCTACGGTGCGCCACCAGTAGGCCCAGATTTCAAAGTATGGGCAGAAAAGTTTAGTGCGTGGCTTATGAGGACACGCTCTTTTCTTACGCACAGACGCGATTACGACAGCGCGGCAGAAGATGGCGTTATTCTGTGGGATCGTGAAAACAAGTATCCCGTTGTATCCAAAGATGGTGCGTTTGTTCAGATCGTTCTTGAGGATGGTCAATACGCTGGCGCAGTCACGGCAGATCAGACAGCGGCAGCTATAAACACAGCGTACGCTTTAACGTACACCTCTAGCATTGCTGAAGGCGTAACAAATGGAACGCCTGCAAGTCGCCTTGTCTTTGAGGAAGCTGGTCAATACATGATTAGCTTTTCGGCGCAGATTGCATCAACGTCTAGCAGCACAGTGAACTTTTGGTTTTGGCCTCGTATTAACGGGACTGACGTTACAGGATCAACCATGAAAAACGCGCTGCACCAAAACGGTTCAGTGCTGGTTGTGTCACGATCTGCAATCTTTGATGTAAGTGCTGGCGATTATTTAGAGGCGATGTGGGCAGTAGATAGCACAAGCGGTTTTTTAGATGCCACAACTGCAACTGCATTTGCGCCTGCCGCGCCTGCGTCAACAATTGCAATTACGAGGTTGCACGGATGAATGCGCACGCACCTATAGACGTATTGTTCAAATGCAAGCCTTGGATTGAGGCGGCTTTGGAGCGCTCTGGCGGTCACAATACGTGGGATGAGGTATGCGAGGGCATACGCTCTGGCAAGATGCAACTATGGCCTGCAGAGCGTGGGTGCATTATTACAGAAATCGTGGTATATCCTAATACAAAAGCCTTGCATGTGTTCCTTGCAGGTGGTGAATTGGATGAAATTTTACAAATGACTGAAAATGTGAAAGAATGGGCAAAATTGCAAGGCTGTTCGTTTGCCTCATTTGATGGTCGTTTTGGATGGCAGAAACCTTTGGAGAAAATAGGCTGGAAGCCTCACTCCATAACAATGCATTTGGAGTTTTAATATGGGTAGCAAGTCTACACAATCAACTCAAATCCCAGAGTATATTGAGGAAGCTGGCAAGCTGGCGTTAGAGCGCGCTAAGCAAATTCAGGCAATGGGATACATCCCCTACATGGGACCAGAGGTTGCGGCTGTAAATCCATACGAGCAAGCTGCAGCGGCGAATGTTGGGAGCATGGCTTCTGCATTTGGCATGCAGGCACCAGCGGGTCTTGATATGGGCGGCATGCCAACAGTCACGCAGGGCGGCATGACAGGGTATACATCTTACCCAGCATACATCTCATCACTGGAGCGTTTAAAAGAAACTCGCCCAGAAATGTACGAGTACCTGTCAGGATTGGGTAAATTTGATCCGATCACTGGTGCGGTAAATCCAAGCTACAACATGCCAGTCATGCAAGGTGAGGCTGCAAGCAATATGCCAGTTGTGTCACCAACTTCAGGTGGTGGTAGTGACGGCGGCAGCACTGCAGAGGCGCTAGAGCGTCACTACTCTATTTTCCCAGAGACACGCCCAAAGACAGGTCCATATGCTGCGCCAAGTACGGGTCTTGGGCCTCGCGATAGTAGCCCCCGCCCAGTTTTACGCGGCGGGGATACTGGCGGCAGTGGCGGTTTATTCGGTGGCTTACGTGATGCCAAGAAAGAAGTTAGCAATAGAATTTACACTGCATTAGGGGGTCGTGGATAATGGGACGTTCAAGCTCACAGCCAACTCAGGCACCAGTTACAGGGCCAAGCGCGGCATCTATCCCAGTAAACGCATTTACAGTGGCGTCACCAAAAGCGCCTGCCCCAGCCCCAGCGCCTGCTCCAACACCTATGGTGCAGCCAACTGGACCAAATGCATTTAAGCAGTCCCAGCAATATCAGGGTCAAGCTGGTGATGTTTATGGGCAGCTTGGGTCGTTCCAAGCTAGGGATGTAACCGCGCCTGAAGCCTATACACCAGAGCGCGTTGCATCTGGTCAATTGTCTGGCACTGACTATGGGCAATACATGTCGCCTTACACACAGAATGTAATTGAGCGCGGGCAGGCTGACATTGAGCGTCAGCGTCAGATAGCGGCACAAGACTTGGGTGCGCAAGCGCAAAGGGCAGGCGCTTTTGGTGGCTCCCGTCACGGTGTATCTGAGGGAACGTTGGCTGGAGAATACGGACGCATGGGTATGGACTTTGCAGCGCAGCAACGCCAACGAGCATTTGACCAAGCTCAGCGGGCAGCGCAATATGATATCGGCCAGAAATATATGGCTGACATTGCAAACCAGCAGGCCTTCCAGCGCCAAGCGCAGTTTGGCGCTGGGCAGCAATTGCAAGCAGACTTGGCAAATCAAGCTGCCGACATTTCTGGTGCGCAAGTCCAAATGGGAGCAGCAGGTGGTCTTGGTGGTCTTGGCCAGCAGTTATTCGGGCAAGGCATGGGCGTTCAGCAGCAAATTCAGCAGCAAGGCAACTTCCAGCGTATGCTTCAGCAGCAAATGATGGATCGCGCTATGGGGCAGTATGGCGGCGCAACTGGCGCACCTCTGGCTGGACTTGGAACATTATCGTCTATACTTGGCGGCATTCCTACGCCGCAGACAACAACCAAAAGCACGCCCTTCAATCCCGCAACTTTACTTTATGCGTTCCTCTAACATGGCACTAAATGACAGAGAATTATTAGCAAAGACGCTGCAAGCGGAAGCTGGCAATCAAGGGATTGGCGGCATGCTTGCTGTTGGCTCTGTCATAAGGAACCGTATGGCACAGGGTGGAAGCCTGAGTGACGTTATTCTAGCTCCTGCGCAGTTTTCTGCTTGGAACAAGGTAACTGGTGCCGTTGGCGGTGAGCAGGGGCAGGACATGGCTGCGATCAAGCCAAGCGAAGATGCTTACGCTGCCGCAGACGCAATACTCTCTGGGAATGCCCCAGATTTAACTGGTGGCGCTACGCACTATTACAATCCGTCAATCTCAAACCCCGCTTGGGGTAAGGAAAAAGCTGGCGGAGATTGGACTAAGATTGGCGCGCATATTTTTGGCAAAGCTGGCGATTTCAGAACAGGAGCCGCAAAGATGAACGGTGAACAAACACAAAAACCTCAAGGTTTGCTAGGTGGCCTGCTTGGTGGGCAGGGCATAGGTGGCGCTCTGGGAATGAGTGATGACTTCCGCGATAAGCTGAAAATGGCAATCTTGGCAGGAACTGGTGATGAGCGTATGGACCCGTTGATAGAGGCTACGCAGGCGCGGATGAAGGAGCGCAAAGCTGAGGCTAAAGAGCTAAAATCCACCAATAAAACATTGGAGTATCTAAAAACTAGAGCAGATGCTGGTGACAGCTTGGCGCGCGCTTATCACGATGCGGTCGCAACTGGCACGATCAAAGGTGGGGCTGCTGTTGCTAACTACCTGAAGGACAGTCAGACAGGCACTAAGGACACGGCGCTAATTAGGCAAGCTCTTGCCGCAGGACTGAAACAGGGTACGCCAGAGTTCCAAAGATATATCCTAAGCGGCGGTGACATATACAGTCAAGAAACCGCATTATTAGCAAGCCTACCAAAGCCCGAAAAAGGCATGCGCTACCAATTTGATAAAGACGAAAATGGTACAATTATAAATTACAGGCTTATTCCAATTACTGGCAGCGAGGCCGATAGAGAGGCTGAGCAAATTCAGCAGGCGGCAGAGGCGCAGCGCTCAGCACAAAGCGCCTCTGGCATGGTGGTGCTTGAGGATATAGGAAAAGCCATTGATATTGCTAAAGAAAACCCAGTTCTGTCTACTGGATTTGTTGGTGGTGTGTTAAGAAATATTGGTGGCACCGCCGCAAAAGATTTGGCCTCACTGACTACAACAATCAAAGCAAATATTGGCTTTGATAGACTGCAGAGAATGCGTGAGGAAAGTCCAACAGGCGGTGCGCTTGGTCAGGTTGCGGTCCAAGAACTTGAAGCGTTGCAGTCAACGCTTGGAAATTTAGATAACTCGCAAAGTAACGAGCAAGTTGTTGCGAACTTGGAGCGACTAGAGGCTCAATATCGCAAGTCTATGCGTGAAATCTACAATGCAGCCTTAGCTGACCAGAAAAAAGGACTTGTCAATAAGCGCACAGGCCAGCTCGTAAGTCCTATGGATTATTTCTCAGAGGCAGACATTGCAATGCTGTCGGGCCAGACGCAGGCCGCACCAGCGCAAACGCAACCTCGCACTGATGAAGAGCTACTGAAGAAATTTGGGGGCCAATAATGGCTACATACGAGCAGTACATGAATGCAGCTAGAAACGCAGACGCGCAGGGTGATGAGGATGCTGCGCGTCAGCTAGTTCAGGCTGCAATTCGGGTTCGCGACGAGGCTAAAGCGGCAGAAAAGGCTGACCGAACCTTTGGCGAAATGCTTTACGAGAACATTGTTGGTGAGGGTGAAGTTGACACCTTTGGTGAAAGAGTTGGTGATGTAATCGGCAGCGGTATTCGCGGTCTAGTGCGCGGCGGTATTGCGGCAGCAGAGCTTCCTGAGATGGCAGGTCGTGCGGCTGTTCGCGCTGGCGAGATTGCAACTGGAGCAGAAAGCAGAACCCCAATTTTAGATACAAAAACGGGGCAGCTTCTGGAGAGCGCTTATAACATTGCTGACCCCATTGGCCCTGAACTTGCTGCGCGAGGGCAAACCTTGGGCGGGCAGTTTGCTGGCACTGTTGGCGAGTTTGTTGGTGGTGGCGTTGGTTTTGCACCAGTTGCGGGCGCAGTTTCTAAAGGCTTGCGCGCGGCAGGTGCAGCGCGAGGCGCGGATATTGCTGCAGACATTGGCCGTGCAGGGCTAACTAAATCTGGCATGCGCGCAGCAGCGGGAGGTGGTATCGCAAGCGAGGCTGCTGGTCAGCTAACAGAGGGAACGGCGGCAGAGCCTTATGCGCGCATTGTTGGGGCGTTTGCTGGTCCTGCGGCAGTCAGCCGTGCGGGCAAGGTCTACAACAAAACTGCGGAAGCCCTGCGCCAAAAGAACTTCAAATCACCAGCCCTAGAGACTGCTGAGCAATCTAAAAACAAGGCTTGGGATGAATTTGAACAAGTTGCAGGCAAACTTGCGATTAATATGGATGACGTAAACAAAAACCTTGGGCTAGAGATTGCTGCAAATAGAAAAGACCTGTTTGTGGGCTATTCTGCAGGAGCTAAGGGCGATGCTGAATATATTGACGAGGCTATTAAGATGGTCGCGGCGCACACTGGAGACACATTTAACGCATCACAGCTTAATAACTTAGTAAGAGAGCTAAATAACGTTTATCGCAAAAGTGGCTATAAGCCGCAGGTTGCATTCATTCGTGACAACGTTAAGAACACACTTGACACAAAAGCAACTCAAGCTGCGTCTGTTTTGGGCGGTGACGCAGGTGATCTTTTAAAGAACGCGAATGCAGAAAGCAGAAAGTACTACAAAATCAAAATGTTTGATGAGGCGATGGACAAGGCGAAGCGCAATGTGGCATCAACTGGATCAGGCGGTAACGTAGTGAATACCTACAAGCAGGCGATTAAGAACATACTCAACAACCCTAAGAACAGAGTGCAGTTTGACCAAGACGAAATCATAATGATGGAGCGCTTTGTCAGGGGTAGCATGACTGACAATATGCTGCGTCTTATGAGTAAGTTGTCCCCTACAGGAAATGGGCTTATGGCTGCTTTGAATGTTGGAGCGGCTGCGGCAAACCCAGCAATGCTTGGCGTAACTGCTGCGGGGATGACCGCAAAAGGCGTGATCGACAGAAAGACGCTAGACGCGATTGACCAGATCAAAGACACAATTGTCTCAGGTGTGCGCCCTCAATTCCGCGATAAGCTACAAAAAGACATCACTAAGGCCATAGGTCTATCAGCAGGATCGGAGCAGTAACATGCAGCCACAAGCAAAAGACAGACGCGAGATTGAAGGTATCGTTCAAGACGCTATGGCGCAGGCTGTAGACTTTGTTGAGAGCGAAATCACAGATGAGCGCATCAAGGCTCAACGCTACTTTGACGGTCAAGTTGACATAGGTTACGAAGATGGACGCAGCAGAGTTGTAGCGACTAAAGTGCGCGACACCATTCGCTCAGTCAAGCCAAGCATCATGCGCGTATTTATGTCTACGTCTAAGCCTGTTGAGTTCCTACCAAAAGGCCCAGAGGACGTTGCTGCAGCAGAGCAAGCTACGCAGTACATTCACTATGCGTTCACCAAGAATGACGGGTATCGCGTGCTAAACGATGCGATCCACGATGCGCTGATTAAGAAAACAGGTATCGTCAAAGCGTACTATGAGAACAGCTACAAAGCTGAGATATTCACGTATGACAATCTGACAGACCAAGAATACATGCTGCTTGTCTCTGATGATGACGTAGATGTGATTGAGCATGGCGTAGAAATGACCATGAGCATGGATGAGTTTGGCGCAGAGATAGAAGCACCAGTTCATTCGCTGAAGATCAGCAGACAAATACCTAACGGGCAGCTACGCCTAGAAAGCGTCCCACCTGAAGAGTTCTTCATTAACTCACAAGCGCGCAACATAGATGATGCGTATATCGTAGCGCACCGCACAGAGATGCGCGTAGGTGAGCTTGTAGAGATGGGGTATGACTTTGAGGACGTATACAAGCTAGATGGCTTATACGGCGCATCAGACATCTCTGAGGCTGAAACCATAGAGCGTCAAGGTTACTCGCAAGATGACTACGAGGATCAAGAGGGCGATCCTGCGATGCGCTCTGTGGCAGTCACAGAAGCCTACATGAAGATTGACGTGGATGGCACAGGTGTGCCAGTCCTGCATCGCTTTATCTGCGGCGGTACGAACTATAAGCTGCTAGACATGGAGCCTTGGGATGAGGTGCCATTTGCAGTGTTTGAGGTTGATCCAGAGCCACACACATTCTACGGACGTTCTCTTGCGGAAATCATCATTGATGACCAAGACGCAGCAACAGCAATCTTGCGTGGTGTGCTAGATAACGTAGCTATGACGAACAACCCTCGCATTGGTATTGTTGATGGTGCGGTTAATATTGACGATGTGCTAAACAATGAGATTGGCGCAATCGTTCGCATGCGTCAGGCAGGCTCTGTTCAGGAGCTTAGCGTTCCATTTACTGCAGGCCAGACGTTAGGCGCGCTGACCTACATGGATCAGGTTGTAGAGAACAAAACTGGCGTATCTCGCGCGTCAATGGGGCTAGACCCAGACAGCATGCAGTCAACCACACGCGCAGCCGTGCAAGCCACAATCCAAGCGCAGGCTGGTCAGATTGAGGTGATGGTGCGCAACCTTGCAGACGGTATGAAGCGTCTATTCGGCATCATGCTGCGTGCAGCAATCAAGAACACAGACGAAGAGCAGCTTGTGAAGATGGGCGGGCAATTCGTGCAGGTTGATCCCCGTGTTTGGCGCTCAGACATGGACATTGGCATCAACGTGGGTCTAGGCACAGGCCGCGAGGAAGAGAAGATGATGGCGCTGCAGCAAGCCTTCCAAATCCAGCAGCAAATTTATACGCAGTATGGGCCATTTAACGGCATGGTGAGCTTGACGAACATACGCAATACGTTGTCTGATA